ATGAAAAAGATTGCAGTTATATTATTTTTAAGTCTAGCAACGCTAGCAAGTTATTCTCAAAATCTACCATGTCCAGACTTCATATGTGAATCAGACGTTAACTTAACGGCCTATACAGTGCCTGCTACCCCAGGATCAACTTACGCATGGAATATTACAGGTGGTAATATAGTTGCCGGTCAAGGCACAAATACAATTCAAGTTGATTGGTCTGCTACAATACCAGGTAATTATGCAATTGAAGTAATTGAAACAGATATTAATGGATGTGTAGGTAATGTTGTATTATGTGATGTTACGGTTAATGTGACGCCGGTAACAGGGGCTATAACACATGATTAAGTATCTAATTATCTTATTACTAGCTTGCAATACGTTACAAGCACAATACTACCATCGTATACCTTTATGCTATAATGGTATTAAGCCAATACGATATACAGTACCATATAATTCGCAATACCAATATAATTACCAAGTTACCAATGGTACGATAGTTAACTACAATAATGGTAATGTGCTAGTAGATTGGAATGATACGCCAGGCACCGGTCAGTTAACAATTACAGTAACAAATGACCTGAATTGCGGAAGCAGTGTTAATTTGGTAATGGAGACATTGCCATGCAATACTACCACTATTTATGTTCCTAATTCATTTACGCCAAATAACGATGGTTATAATGATGTTTTTACTGCAAAGGCAACTAATATCAAATATTATGAAATGACTATTTATAATCGTTGGGGGCAACAATTATATTTTACTCGTAATATTAATGGTGGATGGGACGGTAAAGCTCGAGGCCGGTTATCACCTCAAGGTGTATACTCCTATAAGATTCGCTATCAAGATTATCAAAACTACTATAAAGAAATAGTAGGTAAAGTAAGTTTGGTAAGATAATGTCATTTAAACTATAACATATCCTTTCTTGTAGCCTTCGATATTTATATAAAAAGGTAATTCATGGCTGTTAATATACCCATATGGAATGGTTCATCTACATTTGCCGCAGGCCAGACGCCGTTAGGCTTTTATGATGCTCAACCTGATTTTGTATCTGATATTGATAATGTTGTTAAATGGTGTGCTCAAAAATTAGGATATCCGGTCAATGATGTAGAATTACCATCCGGCTCGTTTTATTCTTGTTTTGAAGAAGCTGTAAATGAATATGGCGGTCATGTTAATACATATAATATAAGAGATAACTTTCTTAATTTATATGCCGCAACAGCTTCAGCACAGTTAACACAAAAAGCAGTTTCTGCCAACCTTCAAGGTATTATAGAGCTAGCACAAGATTATGGTACTGAAGCAGGTGCTATAGGAAACGTAAATGTTTATACAGCATCCATTACAGTTAAGAATGGAGTACAGGTATATGATTTAACAAGTACCTCATCAGTAACATTTGAACAAGGATCGCCGGATACAGATTCATTTGAAATAAGAAGAGTATTTCATGAGGCACCCCCAGCCATTACTAGATTCTTTGATCCTTTCGTAGGTACCGGAGCTGGTAGCCAGCAAATGATGGATGCATTTGGATGGGGTGGTTATTCGCCAGGAGTATCATTTATGATGATGCCGATGTATGCAGATGTATTAAGAATCCAGGCAATTGAATTCAATGACCAAATACGAAAATCAGCATATGGCTTTGATATCAATAACAAGCAAATAAGATTGTTTCCAATACCATCTGGAGATGAGACGGTATATTTCAATTATATGCTTACTTCTGAAAAAGGCAATCCTTTAAAGTATAATGCAGAAAGCGGGTCTTTGATAAGTGATTATAGTACAATACCATATGGTAGAATGGATTATGATCTTATTAATGAAGTAGGCCGAAATTGGATACGTAGATATACTCTGGAATTAGCAAAAGAATTATTAGGGTTAGTTCGAAGCAAGTATAGCTCGTTACCGATACCTAATTCAGAAATCACATTGAATGGTTCTGATTTAATATCTAATGCTGTTACTAAAAAAGAAGAATTGATTACTGAATTAAAAGAAACGTTAGATTCATTATCACGTCAAGCACAATTAGAAAGAAAGCAAGCCGAGTCGGATGCAATGTTACAACAAATGAATAAAATTCCGTTAGGAATATATGTAGGGTAACATATGGCATTATTTGGATCAGGTAGAGATGCATCGTTAATTAGATCAATGAGCCGTGAATTATTACGGTATATTGATACTGAGGTATTGCATTATAAATTGGTATTAGATAGTACAAATGAAAATATATACGGCGAATCAGAACGTCGTACATATTATAAACCTACAAGAATTACAACTATAGTCCAGAAGGATGAAAAAACGGCTACCTCAGATGATTTTGGATTAGAATTTAATCGTACTGGTATATTTGCATTTTTACGTGATGATTTAAAAGATAAAAATATTCATGTCGAAGAAGGTGATGTTATCGAATGGGATAATGAATATTATGAAATAGATAATGTAGGATCGTCACAGTATTGGGCTGGTAGAAATCCATCAACATTGTTAGGCAATACTTCCGGTGAATTGGATGAGGAATTTGGATATAGTGTTGCTATAATAGCAGAAGCTCATGTTACTAAACGTAATAACATTAATATTGAAGAAGTTAGGTCCGGTATAAATAAACCGCCTTATATTTCGCCAACAGATAGAGGGATATATAACTAATGGCTGAACTAGACAGAACAGATTCATCATTTACTAATAATCCAAAATCAAACCGAGCTGAACAAGTCCGGCGAGATGATGATACAATTAAAACGCAAGCATGTACAATATACGACCATGACTTTGCAATATTAACTTATCTTAGAGATACGGTAAAGCCGAAGGTAATAGAAAATGATGCTGCCATTGATATACCAGTCATGTATGCCAATGGAGAAAAATGGAGCCAAGTGCAGGCACATGGATATATGAGAGATGCTAAAGGTAAAACAATGACCCCTCTTATTATGATCCGTCGTAATTCTATTGTCGAGCGCGATTCGATGAAAAAGCTAGATGTTAATAGAAATCCAGCTGGTAACAATTTAGTATTAGAAAGCAAGTATACAAACCGGCATCGATATGATAGATTCTCTGCAACATCAAATTCAAAGCCTAACAAAGAATATTATGTAACGCTAATACCTGAGTTTGTTGATATATCTTATGATGTATTTATATGGACGTCATTGCAAGAGCAAATGAATCAAGTATTAGAGCAGATAATTCCATTAGGAGGGTTTGCATGGGGCACAACCTGGAAATTTCCTTGTATAGTGCAAGATGTGGCAAATGAATTATCTAATGATACCGGAGAAGACAGAACCGTAAGAGCTACATTGCCAGTAACAATGAAAGGCACTATCTTTCCAGAAGCAGAATTATATAAATCAAATGTGCAAAAGCAATACGGTATTAAGCAGATTAAATTAGCAGAAACTCAATTTACAGCGCCACCCGATGGTTATGGGGATGATATAGGTACCAATGGTAATTTCCTACCGTTTTATCGACGGTTTGACCAATAGCGTAATATTTATTTAAAAGGTTATATTATGGCAACAAAGTTAACACAAGAAGAACTAGATAATTTAAAAAATCTAAAAGAACGCAGCGATTCAAAAGTATATGAATTTGGGCAGTTAGAAATAGAAATGCTATTAACACATCAATATTTAGAATCACTGGATACCGCTAAAACCAAATTGAATAACGATTTTGGTACGTTACAAAAAGAAGAGCAAGATGCTGCTAAAGCATTAAATGAAAAATATGGTGATGGATCTGTTGATCTTGAGAAAGGTGAATTTATACCTAACGAATAGATTGTTTGGCCAATTAATACCATATTTATATAAAACTTAATAAAAGGGATAATCAATGGCCGAAAGAATTGTAAGTCCTGGTGTATTTACCAGGGAAGTTGACCAATCATTTTTACCAGCCGCAATAGGTGCAATTGGTGCCGCAGTTGTAGGACCAACCGTAAAAGGTCCAGCAATGGTACCAACAATTGTATCTGGGTATGATGAATACAGACAAATATTTGGAGATGTATTCACTAGTGGTTCTGGTGCGAGTGAAAAGTCGTATAAATATTTAACATCTATATCAGCACAAAACTATTTACGGTATGCTGATACATTAACCGTAACAAGAATTATGGCTGGCGCGTATGCTCCTGCTGATTCTTTTGTAACATCATCCGGAGCCGGTAATTCATTTAGATTATATACATTAGCCGATGGCGCTATTATGAATAGTGGTCAAGCTGCAGCATCGTCAGAAGGAGAGGGAATAGCGGCAGATGAAACAACAAATAGCATGCTTGTTTCTGGTTCAATTGATAATCTACGATGGGAAGTAGCAAATGTTAATAATAATTTAGGTACATTTAGTTTATATATTAGAAGAGGTGATGATACTTCAAGAAGAAAAACCATTGTTGAACAATATAACAATCTTACATTAGATCCAAATTCACCTAATTATATTGCACGTAGAATTGGTGATCAGGTATTTACAATGAGAGATTCCGGTGGCACTTCACCATTCTTGCAATTATCAGGTTCATTCCCAGTAAGGTCTAAATATGTAAGAGCTGAGGTACTTAAAACCACTCTTAATTATTTAGATTCAAATGGAAATGTTAGAGTAGGTGCTGCTTCCGCTTCATTACCACAAGCAGTATCAGGAACATTTGCTAATGGATCAGATGGAAACGTTCAGCATCCACAGCAATTTTATAATGGCATTACCAATACCAATACGCAAGGATTTAATCTAGGTGTTACTGATGAAGGTAAAACAGCTTATACAGATGTTATTAATTTATTAAGTAACCAAGATGAATATGATATTAATTTGATATCATTCCCAGGATTACTTAATAGCGCAGCCAATCACGGTGCTATATTATCTACGGCAGAAAGCATGGTAGAAGGTAGAGGTGATTGTTTTATGATATCAGATCCAATATTATACGGATCAGGATTATCAGCAGCACAAGCTCAGGCAGAAGCCGAAGATTCAAGCTATAATGCAATGTATTGGCCATGGTTGCAAATCGCAGATAATGATTTAGGTCAGAATATTTGGGTACCAGCCACCACATTGATTCCAGGAGTATATGCATTTAATGATATGGTAGCTGCTCCTTGGTTTGCACCAGCAGGTCTTAACAGAGGTGGATTGGAAACAGTGATCCGAGCTGAGAGAAAATTAACTCAAACCAACCGAGATGATCTTTATGAAAGCAATGTTAATCCTATTGCAACTTTTCCTAACAGTGGAGTTGTAGTATTTGGACAAAAGACATTACAGAAAAAATCATCTGCATTGGATAGAATTAATGTACGAAGATTACTTATTGCAGCTAAGAAATTTGTTGCATCATCTAGTAAGTTCTTGGTATTCGAGCAAAATACAACCGCAACTAGAAACAGATTCCTTTCTATTGTTAATCCTTATTTTGAAGATATCCAGCAACGTCAAGGTTTATATGCATTCAAGGTAGTAATGGATGAAACAAATAATACCCCAGACGTAGTTGATAGAAATCAATTAGTAGGACAGATATTCTTGCAACCAGCCAAGACAGCAGAATTCATTATTATTGATTTCAATGTTTTACCAACGGGAGCTGCTTTTCCAGAGTAAAAATTAGGAAAGTAGATATTTATATAAAAGAGGAAACATAAATGGCACAATTATTAGATCCAACCGAGATATTTTTTACCGCATATGAACCAAAAGTAAGTAACAGGTTTATTATGTATGTAGATGGAATTCCATCATATCTTATTAAAGCTGCATCTAGACCATCAATTGATCAAGGTGAGATTGTATTAGATCACATCAACATCGAAAGAAAGATCAAAGGGAAGAGTCGTTGGCAAGATGTTACCATTACATTATATGATCCAGTAGTACCATCCGGTGCTCAGGCAGTAATGGAATGGGTACGATTGCATCATGAATCTGTAACAGGTAGAGATGGTTATTCTGACTTCTACAAGAAAGATATCACTTTCAATGCTTTAGGACCAGTTGGTGATAAAGTTGAGGAATGGACATTGAAAGGTGCTTTTATTTCTTCTGCCACCTTTGGTGATATGGATTGGAGTACAGAAGATCCAGTTCAAATCGAGCTTACATTGAAATATGATTATGCAATATTGCAGTTCTAATCTGTAAACATATATTTAAAGTAAAGGCCTTCATATTTATATGGAGGTTTTTACTGTTCTGCATATTTATATAAAAGTTATAAGGAGTATTAATGAGCAACGAATTACCCAACCATAGGTCGGCAGGAACACCAGCCAATCCAACCCCAGAAGCAGCACAACCACCTAAATTTCCAACGGAGATTGTAACATTGCCATCTAAAGGATTACTATATCCAAAAGACAATCCATTGGCATCAGGTAAAGTGGAAATGAAATATATGACGGCTAAAGAAGAAGATATTCTTACTACCCAATCATATATTCAGCAAGGAGTTGTATTAGACAAATTATTTCAATCTCTTATTGTAGGAAATGGTGAAGGCCAAAGAATCAATTACAATGATTTACTGGTAGGTGATAAAAATGCAATTATGATTGCTGCACGTATCTTAGGATATGGTAAAGATTATGTAACAGAGGTTACTACTCCTTCCGGTAAGAAGCAACAAGAAACAATAGACCTCACTAGCATTGATGATCGTCCATTTGACGAAGGTTCGATAGAGGCTGGGGTAAATGAATTCTCATTCCAGCTACCGACCAGTAAACGAACTATAACGTTTAAAATGCTATCGCATAGAGACAATGATATGATTGAAAAAGAATTGAAAGGTCTTAAAAAGCTTCAAAGAAAGACTGGTGGTGCTGATCCACAATTAACAACTAGATTGGCACATTCAATTACGTCTATAGATGGAGATGAGGACAAAGAAAAAGTTCGTAAATTTGTTCGTGATGAATTATACGCAATTGATTCCAGAGCCTTAAGAGCACATATGAAAACAGTTCAGCCTGACGTTGATATGGATATTGAATTTATTGATGAAGAGACTGGAGATCCATTTACTTTAGGCTTACCGATAGGAGTCAACTTTTTTTGGCCTGACGCCTAACTACCGACTTACACTCCATAAGCAAATATTTGATCTTATATATTGGGGTAAGGGTGGATTCACCTGGTCTGATGTATATGATATGCCGATCTGGTTACGTACATTCTATATCAGAAGTGTAGACAATGTGCACAAAGAAAAGTCAAAGGCTGAAGAAGAAGCCACTAAAAAGGCCAAAGCAGCGTCATCTAGACGACGATAATTCGCTATCCTTATATTTATAACAAAGAAGGGTACTATTATGGCAAAAGATCCATTAGAACATTATGGTAAGCAAATTAACGAATCTATTATGGGATCATTGTTAGGATTAATGTTTGCGCCTAAACTAAAAAAGATGTTTGGAAAGCTGTATAAGCAAGCAAATAACGATCCAGAATTAAAAGCAGCTTTAATAGATTATGCTAAACAAGGTAGCCGGCTTAAAGATATAATGGATACATTATGCGATCGTAACCCAGATTTCCCAGAATGCAAAAAACGACGACGTAGACATAGGAGATAATAATGGCAAACCAAATGTCTCCAGAAGAATTAGCAAGATTAGAAGCTCAATTAACTAGTTTAGCTGATAAATTACAACAACAACAACGATTATCAGTAAAGGTAAATCAAGATCAATTAGATCAATTTGATGATATTACCAGTAAGCTAGCAGATCAAGTACAATTATATTATCAAAGTGATACGGCATTAAAAAAATTAGTCGGGGATGCTGAAGATTTTGTTAAAGTACAAAATGCTATTAATAAAAAACTAAAGGCTAATTCAAAAGGTATATTAAGTATGGCACGTGCCATGAATGGATTGGTTTCAGAATTAGATAGATTTGTTGATATGCTTCCTGGTGGCAAAATATTAACTGAGTTACTTGGAGTAAATGATTTACGTGATAATTTACAAGAAGCATTAGATGTTGGTATTAAAAAATTAGGAGAAAGTTTAGCTGATCCTGCTACTGAAGCAGATGCATTAAGATTGGCCACAGAGGCCTTTACTAAACATTTAGCTGTTGGTAGATTAGTGGCACTTGGATTGGTAGCAGCCATTGGTGCATTAGTAACATTGGCAGCCTCATTAGAAAAACAATTCGCAGGTATAGCAAAAGAAACAGGTATTACGGTATCACAATCAGAAGAATTAGCTAAATCATCGCAAGCTGTAGCAAATAGATTAGATGCTCAACTAATAACAATGAGGGATGTATTAGCAGTACAAAAGGCTACTATAAAAGAATTTGGTACCATGGCCATGATAACTCCAGAGATAGCAGCAGAAGTTGCTAATATTGGAGAAGCATTTGGGTATGGAGCAGAAGAAGCTGCAAAAGTAAATAATGCATTATTAGGATTAGGTGTACCTGCAACAGAAGCCGCAGATGCACAAAGGGAATTAGCGGCAGAGGCCTTAAAGGCAGGAGTTAACGTAGGAACGGTTACAGCTGATATAGCTGCAAATGCAAAATCCACAGCAAAATTCTTTGGAGGAAATGTTAAAGCATTAACCAATGCCGCTGTCGAAGCTGCTAAATTAGGCGTAAGTTTAGATCAAATGGTTAAAACGGCCGATTCATTATTAGATATAGAATCTAGCTTAGCCAATCAATTTGAATTTATGGCCTTAACTGGTAAAGAAATTAATTTTGATGAGGCACGTCGATTAGCAGCAAATAATGACATTGCAGGTGCTACTAAGCTAATATTAGACGGAATGGGTGGAATTGCTGAATTTCAAGAAATGGATAGATTCCAGAAAGAAGCTGCGGCTAAGGCAGCGGGAATGTCTGTTGAAGAATTATCTAAATCTTTAGCGATACAAGCTGCAT